GCTAGGTATCTACTTTCCATTAATGCGTTTCGGTAACTTCTGGTTCCGTGTGGGTAAGGGACAATCCGGAGAGTTCTATATGTTTGAGTCCGCAGCGGCGCGTAATAACTTTGTGGATATACGGGTAGAGGAGTTACAAAAGGCCGGGAACAAAGGTACTAAGGACGAGATGATAGCAGCCTCAGAAATTGATTTTGGGGATAATCTAAGACAGATGCGGGCTGAAGTTGTTGAGTCTAGCCAGATGCTGAAGGGCATCTTTGAGATGCTGGATACAAATAAGCTAACAGATATTGAGGCGTTAAAAGACGAAGTCTATCAGATGTATCTAATGACGCTGCCTGAGAAAGACATGCGCCGTAGGTTTACACACCGTCAAGGTAAGACTGGGTTTAGTGCTGATGTGCTGCGTAACTTTATAACCTCCCAGCATACTGCGGCTAATCAGTTATCTCGACTTGCGTACTCAGATAAGATACGTAATGCGTTAGGCAGTGCTTACGCCGAATTAAAAGGTAATCCAGACAAGCTACGCCTTAATGCTTTTATAGATGAGATCGCCCTGCGTGTTGGAGCTGAGTTAATGCCTCAAGTAGCTGGGGAGTTTAACCTAGACGCATTAGCAAGTGGTGGTAACCAAGTGGTATTCTTCTACATGCTGACTTCTCCTAGGTCTGCGCTAGTTCAAATGACACAGTTACCTATAGTGGGACTACCCATATTACAGGCAGAATATGGATATACTGAATCAACTAAGGCTTTTGCACGTTACTCGTTCCTGTTCAACAAACTTGGCACTAGCAAGAAAGATGCAAATGGGAACGTAATAACGGAATGGGGCCAACCTTCTATTAATGATTCTAAATACGTTAATAAGCATCCTGATCCAGCGTACCGTAAGGCGCTAAAAGCAGCGTGGGAAGCGGCTAATAACCGTGATATTTTTATGTCCACGTATGCAGCCGATATGACCTCGAGGTCAAAAACTTCTTCGTCAGAATATGACGGGTGGATAAGTCGTGGCTTTCGGAGCACAATTAATTTTACAAGTGGAGCTTTCCACCACCTAGAGCGCATATCCCGTGAAACAATGTATATGGCTTCGTTTGAGCTTGAGTTTGCCAAACTTAAGAAAAAAGGAGTATCTGACGCTGAGGCTACTAAGCAAGGCATAAAGAAAGCTATTGAGTTAACGTACGAAGCCCTATTCAACTACACGCAGTACAACAAGCCCCGGTTTATGAAGAAAGGTTTGATGCGGATACCCACGCAGTTTATGACTTACCCACTGCAGATGACGTCTTACTTAACACGTAACTTCTTCGCTATGTTCCTTAAGCTGCCAGCTAAGGATAGAAAAGATGCGGCGGTTAAGTTCTTTGGAACACTAGGTATGACTGGGCTATTCTCAGGAGTAGTTGGGTTACCACTGTATAGCGTTATTATGGGTGCGGCTGAAGGTGTACGGGAGCTTATGCGCCCAGATATGGAAGGCGATGATGAAGATGAATACTACGATGACAATGATGCGGGTGATCCGCTGGGTAAACGTAGCCTAGACTTATGGTTTCGTGAGTCGTTCATACCAGATTTCTTTGGTGAAGGTAGTAGTCTAGCAAAGGCTTTAGGGCTAACCGATGAACAAGCGTTAATGCTGCAACGTAGTGTGAAGATGGGTCCTATTTCTGCGCTTACTGATCGTAACATAGGCGCATCAACTTCTCTTAATAACCTCTTCTTTACAGACGATGTCGCAGCGGAAAGTTCTAAGGAGGCTTTCCAGCAGATGTTAGTAAGCGCAACAGGTCCTTTAGGTGGGATGACAGAGCAGGTATTTGCGGCTTTTGATGACTTCAACAATGGGCATATCAACCGTGGGGTAGAGAAAATACTCCCCGCGTTCTTACGGGGGTCTGCAACTTCCTACCGTCTCCATAGTGAAGGGCTTCAAACACGCCAAGGGGATGAGATTAGAAGTCCAGAATGGTACACAACAGCTAAATTAGTAACCCAAGCGTTAGGGTTTCAAAGCACTGAGACCGCAGAGATACAGAAGAAGAGCTTTATTGCTAGACAAATGCTTGAGAAGATTAAGAAGGAACGTAAAGAAACGCTTGATAAACTTGATCTTGCCGTTCGACGCTATGACGAAGACGCATCTGATGCTAACGGTAAAAAACTAGACGACGCATTTGAAGCTGTTGAAGTTTATAACTATAAGAATAGCCCACTACCTATAGAGGGTGACACAATAAGAACATCGCTAAGGAATCGTGCTGAACGCCGTGCAGTGTCTATTGAAGGTTTAAGTGTTAACCGTAAAGAACGGAATATACTAGAGCCACTGCTAGAGAAGTCTAAAGTAGAACAACTTAACCTTAGCCTAAAGTAATAAAAAACCCCCCGGTGTTTAGTCGGGGGGCAAGGGGGCACTACCAAGACTTGTAGTATATCACATCCTCCATACCCTTAAGCCGCGTATACCACCTTCAATAACCACCTTGGTTAGCACCTTTATCTTCAGCCTATTTGTGGTGCAAAGTAATTCTAGCTTAGCATTAGCACAGTTTAGGCAAGGGATAAAGATCGAATACCCCCTCCTAAACTTCTTCCACTTAACGTCGTAGCTAACTCTGTCCACCAACATCTTCAACCTCAGCAGGAACTAAACCCTCTAAGCCTATGAAATCAGGGTTTTCACAGTTAAACACTATGCAACGTACCCCCGGGGCTACTATCTTTGTGCCCTTAGCCAGTCGCTTAGTCTCAGAACCTAATACTATCCCCTTCTTAACCAACTGATTGTACGTTTCTTTGTAGTTAATTTGTATCTTTACACAGTCGCTCTTGAAGCTACTAGCGGATATGAACATTTTCTTAGTGTCTGGCTCATACCTGATAAGCAAGTCGCTCTTGGGCTCAAGCACTGGGAACGAAGGAAGTTTAGACCTAGCGTCTACTCCGTTGTTTACCACTAAGATGTTCTGCATATGGCGGTTGATGTAGTCAGCTACAACCAATACGGCGTTGTCTGCATGTGGGGCTACTTCCTCCCGTACACCCAGTATCATCGCAGTTGCTGCCATGTATATCGCCTTCATGTCCCAGTCTAACAGTTTAAGCTTTTTAGCAATCAAGCCACCAGTTATATTAGCTGCTAGGGCTGCTGACCAGATACGCTCACGTTGCGTTAGCTTCAACTCTAGGTCTAACTTTGCTTGGATGCTGATACAAGTAGCCTTGGCTTCCTCTAAGTTATTGACCAGCCACTCAGCATATATTTCCCCAGCGTGCCCGTAGTTCTGCTTCAACTGGTGGTCAAACATCTGCTTGGCAAAAGACTTCTCCAATGTATCGGTGTAGTCTATCTTGTACTCTATCAGCCGCATCATCTCACCGTCGGCACTGTTCTTCATAGCGGTCATCTTCTCTACAAAGCTGGCATTAGAACTAGCCAGAGATATAGATTGCCACGAGGTCAAGTTAAGACGCAGTTCGTTAGTTGATGCCTTAACCCTATCCTTACCCCGCCCCTGAGACATGCTATATGCTAGGGTAGAGAAGTCAGCCGGGGTCATGTTGGTCATTTCGTCTACCGTGTTAGGTAGATTGTTCATCACCCCTAGCCGCATGATCTTGGCATTAAGGGTGTCATTCCACATAGACCCTAATCTGTCAGGGTTGCCATATACACTGTTGCACATATGTAGAATCGTGGTTTTGCCTGTACCGGACTTAGGATGTATCACGTTGATGATCGCCCCGTTCTGCTTTAAGAACTTAAGTAGAGGCGAACCAAACGCAGTCAGCGCAGCAAAGGCATGAAGCTCTAGCCCCGGTCTGCCGTACAGGTTGAATACTTCCTTCCACTTCTCTAGTGTCCCTGCGGGTTGTAACTGAGCCGCTATATCCGACGTAGTTGACGAAGGGGGACTGTGGAATATGCCATCACGGGTTATCTCACGATCTCCTATAATGAACTTGCTGTCATCATCTGCCCATCCAAATTGTAATCTCATAAGTTCTGCCTTCCTTTTAAATTGTAGTTCTCTGATTGATAGTAGGATGAACTCGGTCAGGTGACCAAACTGCTTCATGTTAGGTACAACGCCAAAGCTAGATAGCACCTTACGAAGTTCATTCTTGTCTGTAACTGCGGTATTAGGTATTACAAACTGCTTAACCCCATCTCGAGGTAGGTGCAGCTTCATTACTACTACGTCCCCTAAGACGGGATCACGCATACGCTTTAATACATACAGGTCATGCTCATACACCCGTATTGGTTCCACTTCTTCATCAGCAGGTGCTAAGTAGACGCCGCCTGATTTACCCCTAAAGAAAGGACTGGGGTACTTAGGAATCTTGTGGACTTCTGCTTCTTCTGTTTCATCTTCGGAGTCTACGACTACTATGTTATCTGCTTCTGTAGCCTCGACTATCTCTTTGCCTAGCTGTATAGGAGTCTTAATCTTCCCCTTATGTGGGCAACCTTCACACCCACCGGGGTTAGACTTATCAAACTCCGCACAACTATGAGGCCCACCTATGTGCGCTATCTTTTGCTCAGTAGTAATCGGGTCGTAGTCTTGATGCCCTTGTGATAACTTATGAATCGCTTTGTCTTTATCTACACAAAACTTAGCTATGGATAACGCATCAAACCATCGTGGCTCTGATAACGATTCCCTGTTCTCGTAGCAATCAAGTAACTGTGCACACCCCGTACCACTAGCACTGCGGATCATAATCTTGCTGAACTTAGATATGGTGCTGTCCATCATGGACTTAGCCAGTTCGGTTAGTTCGCGCTTAGGGGGTACTTCAGACCTCTCTTGTACTCCGAGTAAGTTCTTTAGCGTTTCAAATTCTATCGGCGGAGCATAGCCAATTACGTCTACTCTCTCAGGCGGTTCATCTTTAAAGTTATAGGTTCCGGGGATTCTAAGCACACGGGCTACTTCAAATACTTTCCCGTCTATGTGGAAGTTATGGATTACGCAAAGTGCTCTTAGTCGTTCTGCTACAGGCTCCCACTCCTCTCTTGTTACGGATTCAGTAAGGGGCCAGTACACATGTATACCCCGTCCCGAATTAACAATCAGTGGTTTTGGTAACCCTATTATCTTGCAGAAACGCTTTAGTTCATTAAGCCCTGTAGTCTGGTCTATGTAACCATCTGGCCTACCAGTTTTGGAGTTGATCTCAGCCTTACTCTCCCCGCAATCAATATCCAACCAAAACGCTTTTAGTGCTTTGACGTTCTCCTTGAACCTATTTTTATTAGTCTCAAACTTAGCTACGCCGAAGTACACGTTACGTTTCTGGGCTACAAACTTTGCTACTACTGCATCCACTTCCTCCCTTGTCTCTACAAGCTCTTGCCTGACATTGTCCTTACCCTTTATACCAAGCACTGCAAACCATCCCTCGGATGGCTGGACAATACTCAGAAGGTCATTATCTGTCATAGTCAAAAAAAGAGGGAGTTACCCCCTTATGCTCTCTTGTGGGCTGTGAAAACTACTTATTGGTTGAGGCTATGAAATCTTTGATCGTAGAAACCATGAAGTTTAGCGGATCAGAAGTCCCGATAAACCAGTTGTAAATGGTCTGCCGACTAACCCCTAAGCTAGTAGCTACTATAGCCACCGGGATGTTCCGCTTGATGCACGCCTTACCTAGACGCACACCAAGACGGGACTTATCGGCTTTGCTATTTTGTTGGATAATCCTAGCACTGTAGCCGGTACTCATAGTTATTAGTCCTTGCTCCAATCATCAACTACATCTGCTAGTGACTGCTTATCCTGCGGGGGTACTACTACCTTCTTAGCCGGACGCTTGATAGGCTCTTCGATTACTTCAGCATCTTCTTCGTCGGGCTCATCAGAACGGGCTATCTTAGGTTTTTGCTCTATTGCAATCGGCTGCTTAGTTACCTTGTCAGCTTGAGCAACAGTGATCTTAGTATACATCTGGGTTTCAGGCCTAGCTTGGGCTGCTTTAACCAGTGCATATTCTTCATCGGTTATGCCTCGTAGTGGCGTAAACATAAGCTCCATCGAGTCTGCGTTCAAGTCGTAGCTTATGTTGGTAACCACATTGTCAGGTGATTCACCGTTAGCAAGCAGGAACTTGATATAGCTCTCGAAGGGGTGCACGTTGCCTGTACCCTTACCGAAGATAGACTTAGCAGGGATGTTGAACTGATACACATCGCCCGGGCCGTCGTTCTCAACTAGCACAGAGATACGGCGTTGGAACCTGCAAGCCCTGCTCTTCTCGGTTTCACCAGAGCCAGCTATGTTCATTGGGCAGTCAGCACAGTTGGTATGCTGTTTATCTGATGCAGCTTCCTCGGGCTTATCACCTAAGTTAGACCAGCAGTTAGGTAGGGTAGCTTCTTTAGCAGGATCGAATTTCTCTTTATAGTAGATGCGAGATACCTTGGGCAGTGCGTACACAATGATTACGTTGATCTCACCACGTATGGCATCGCCAATTTGCTTGCCGTTTACTAGACGCTTGAATGTACCGTTAGTGTTGGTTTGTATACGGCGTGAAGTACTGGCGTTAGTGGCTGATTCAAATGTCTTAGCAAAATCACTGAGTTCTCTCTTGGTAGAAACGGCAGCACCGTCTTGTTTAAAAATAGCTATATTGCTCATTTGTTGCTCCTTATATTTTATTAGGCTTACGAACTTGTACGGTGTAACTACGGTCTGCTTGCATACCCATAGGGAACGCTTCGGGATTGCTTTCTAGGAACTCCTTCATATTCGTCCCGTGGATTCTTTGCTCCAGTAAGAAAGGTGCATCATGTTCTGATATGAACCGATACATCGAATCCCAATCACTCGTCCAATACCGTGTAGAAATCCTACGAGAGACTGTCCCTACTGGCGTTCTGATACTGTCTAGGTTCTGCTCCTTACATAAGTTCAAGAGGCTTTGCCCGACAATACCAAACTGCTCTTTTAATGTTACTAGCTCTTCTTTATGCTGCGCTTCCTTTTCATCTATAGCATTACGAATCTTTAGGTATACCTTTACTAGCTTGTTAATATCTACTTCACTATCTAACATTTTAATCTCCTTCTTGTTTTATACCATAGTCACTATATCACAACCTTTGACAAAGTCAAACACTTTCTGATATTTCTTGACGATATAAATCTATTATCTTTGTGTGGTTTGTTATATTGCCTTGCAGCATCTTGTACAACCTGTTCTCTACTTCACTACCGCGTATATGCACAATAGTCATGGCGTTCTTCTGCCCCGGGCGGTTGATTCGGGCATTGGCTTGCAGATAAGTCTCCACGCTAGTTACGGGGGCATACCATATAACAGTGTTAGCCGCAGTTAGCGTAAGACCATGTGATGCAGCTTTAGGTTGTATGATTAGCACATGTGGATCAGGTAACTCTTGGAACTGCTTAATCACTTCACTACGCTTGTTAACTGAAACCTGTCCGTTGATAACCCCGCACGATATTTTGTTCTTCTCAAGAAACTCTTTGAACAACTCTATAGTATGGGTGAACGGAACAAACACCAGCACCTTATGGGATGATTCTTCAATCACCTCTAGGATTACCTGTAGCCTATTAGATACATCAAACTCTATGACTTCTTTAGTATCCGAATAGACAGCACCACCAGATATTTGTAGCAGCTTGTTGAGGTTAACAGCGGCGTTAACTGAAGTGACTGATTCGCCATCTGCAGTTAGAGTCATCTGCCTCTTAAGCATGTTGTAGTACTTCTGCTGTTGCGCTGTTAGTGGCGCTTCACGTTCAACGAAGGTTACATCGGGTAGGTCAAGGCACTGATCCTTCTCAAACCTAATGGCTGGCTGTAGCACCTTGTGCACTACCTCCTGTGCCTGTGGCTTAGGAACCCAGCGGAACTGCGAGGCTTTGTACATCACCTGATCTCGGAACTGACCGTAGTACTTAGGGCATCCTTCGGGGTTAATCAGCTTTGCTATACCGTAAGCATCCAGAGGGGATTGTGCTGCTGGCGTACCTGTTAGCATCCACACCCACTTAGCATTAGCACAGACATCCCTCAGTACCTTCCATCTGTTAGTCTGCATATTTTTGTATGCTGAACATTCATCAACTACAACCAGATCAAACGTGCCATCATCTATGACTTCATCTTTAACAACAGCTAGACCATCGAAGTTGATTACTACAAACTGAGCACCAGCAGCGATGATCTTAGCGCGTGTCTTGGAGTCGCCATGAGCAACAGAGCAACTACGGTGCATAGCAAACTTGAACATGTCCACTTGCCAAGCCGACTTCATAATAGACAGAGGGCATAGCACCAGCACACGGCGTATCTCCCCTATGTTTATGAGGTAGTCAGCAGACCAGATAACAGATGCGGTCTTACCCGTACCCTGCTCATTGAAACAAAACGCCTTCTTGTGTAAGGTTAAGAACGAAGATGTTTCCTTCTGGTGAGCGAATGGAGTAAGCCTACCTGTCCACTTGTAGTCACGCTTGATCGTTGAAGGTACATCCTTAATACGAAGTTTAGCTAGGGCTTGTGCTTCCTCTAACCCCCAGTGTATTGCCACCTCGTATACATCTTCTTCCTGACTTACTACCTTACTCTTCTTGATACTTTCTGTTATTAGATGGGGTCGTTTTGTCCGAACCATTAATATTTTATCGTCTATTATTTTCATTTAACTGAGCGATCTGCTTTCCTTTTGAATGATCTATTGGCACTGGCGGTTTTTACGCTCAGGTTGGAACTATCATTTGATCCGCCTTTGGACAGCGGCTTAACGTGGTCTACATCTTTACCATCACCCTTATTTACGCTACCGGATTTCTCTAGCTTGTTACGTGCAGCGTTACGCTTAGCACGGTTCTTCTTTTGTTCTTCCGTTCCTTGATACTGTTCATACTCTTTACTGTACGGTCTAGGTTTGTTTACGTAAGGCATTATCTTCTCCTTTGA